TTTGTATACTTTAACAACATCATCATTATATTCATCAAAAAATACAGCTATTCCATTTGTTGCGTCACTTGAAACTGTTAGACTATCATCTACACCAAAAAAAACAGTTATTCCGTCTCCATCATCTACTGCTCCTTCTCCTCCAGCAAGAAATGTACCAGAAATATAAATGTTTTTAGTATAATCAAAATCTTTATCCCAATATAAAGAACCTTTTGTATCAGCTGTGGCTTCTGTTAGGTAAACGCCCTGATTTATATTATCATAATATGCAGTAAAATTATTGCCATCAAATTCAGCGTTTGCGACTGCTTCGGGGTCACCCATACAGCTATCCCATTTAATTGGTGTATCGCCAATGTTCTGATCTGCCAATGCATCAGAACGAATTAATTCAACTTGTGCTTGTACTTCATTATTTTCCACGAAAACTCCTCTACGGAAAATTTTATCTTATATTATATATGTTAAAAAAAAATATCTCTCCATAAAGAGAGATATTTTAACATTAAAATATTACCAAAAGCGTCATCTAACAGTAAAGAAGAAAAGTTGAACCATTCTTGCCTTGTCAACGACATCACTTTGTAGTCCTTCATAGGTGCTTGCTGAGTGAATCATTTTCGCATCCCAAATTGCCAATCTGTTATAAATGGCTCCAACCTTATCGACTAATTCCCAATTATCTGGATGGAGTATGTTATAATCGTTGTAAATTTCTTCATCTGCTGCTCTGCGTTGGTCATCAGTTTGGAATCTATCAAATTCTAAAGGATGATTTGTTGGACGACGAGAATGATGTTTTTTATCCCTCCAAAAACTTGTGCCAGCAGATGGTGGTGAAAATGGAGTCAAATAAATTGCTGCTGCGTAGCTTTGAGCATCGCTATGATAGACAAGTGGATCATTATAGCCTGTAATTTGGAAGCACCCGTTAGCAGGCTGATTGAGCCAATCGATAATTGGCCTGCCGATAATACGCTCAAATTCTTCTTTAAGGAAAGGCCAAAGGAATCTTTCTTTAGTTCTCTTACCCTTATAAAATCTATTATCAGCTTCAAATTCTTGTTCCATGGCAAAAGAACGAATTTCATCAGGATTTTTATAAAAACTATCAACAATGATTAAGTGAGGTGTTCTTCGATTAAAATGAGTCAAAGGTGGTCCAGTAGGATTGCCATCTTCTAAATTATTTTCAAGAACCCACATTGTGAGTCCAGATTCTCCTATTTGACAATAATACTTATTGATGCCATCTGAATTTTCTTTTTGCGAAAGAATAACTGAGATTTGATTTTGGAAAATAACTCGTTGACCAATAAAAAATTTAGGTTCCATTTTATTCCTCGATGATTGACAAAATAATATAGTATGAAACGAAAAAGATCGGGACAAAAGTCCCGATCTTTAGGATAAATCGGGCCAGTAACACTTAACAACACACTATGTCATCTTGCCCAAGACACACAATATGCAGTATTGCTGGCCCAATACGATTAATATCGATTGCAAGCATACCACATGCCATTACTTCCTTGAGCTACACCTTGATCTTTGATGGAATATTGCCCATAGAAGCAACAGTTGCGAATGGCTTGTTGTGCAGTTCCGCCCATGCCAACTCCTTCACGGGAATACGGGTTGCCTCCAAAGTGTCCAATCCTTCCAATTTTAGACATATGGTTGGCTACGGCTTGAGCAGAAGAAAGACTGTGAGAAACAGCATTAGCAATAGGACGACTAGAATTGGTTGTCTTAGTGGTCTTATTGAATGGTCTAGCTTGAATGCTAGTGGTGACAACAACCATAGTCAAAGTCAAAGCGATCAAGTTCTTAATCATCTCGTGGCACTTCCATACCAAAAAAGCGTAATATCAGGTTCACGCTAAACCCCGTGTTCTGCAACACGCAAAGACACTATACAGCAGTAGACGATGAATGTAAAGAAAAAACCAAGGTGAGATTTAAATCAACTTTGACATAGTTTTCCTTGCCAGCCACATTGTCATTTTATTTGCCATGTAATCACGAATGTCTTTCATGCTCCAAGGTGTTCCAAATCCAACACCTTCACGAATGTTGTCTACGCCAACATCGAGAGTAAGATCAATTCCGTTGACTGACGCACAAACTGCCAACAGATCATTTATGATTAATTTATTTTTTATTCCATGTCTTTCAAGAACAGAGGCAAATCCATCGTTGAAAATCCTACTGTGATAAGAAGAAATTCTGCCATTGTCTTCTTCATAGTAAGCATTATGAACGTGTCCGTAGAGCATCCAAGATCCTTTTGATGCTTTGTCCCAAGATCTTGCTGGATAGTGACTGGTGAAAATGCTTTGCCCATCAATGTTAAAAAGATAATTTTCATATACAGATTTAAAAACATCTATTGAATTTTTTCTATCATCATGATTTCCTAAAATCAGATATACATTTTTACATTTTATGTGATTTCTATATTCTTTGATTTTTTCTTTTTTCCCATTATGGCAAAAATCTCCTATTATGACTAGGTTGTCATCTTTGCCAACAGAATAGTTAATATTTTGAATAATTGTCTCGTCCATCAATTCAATTGTTTCTTTGCTAATTTTCAATTCAGTATGTGGTACAATGCCACGCTTAATTAAATCGCAAAAATCTAATTCTTCTTTATTTAAAAATGGTCTTTTGCAGTATTTAATTATATTTCCGTGTCCAAAATGAGTATCAGCAGTGAAAAACCACGACATAAAAGTCTCCAGTTAAGCCCACAGAGAATCTGCGCCAACAATATTGATTTTTTTCTTTATATTTTCTGGTAGAATTAATCTTTGTTTAATTTCATTTTCATCTAATTTGTAAAATTCTTCTTTCCATCCATGTTTTATTACTGTAGATTGTCCGACAACAGGACTGATTCCAGTATATTTGGTGAAGCCGAACATAAATCTCATTACGGCTGGCTTTGTATCGATTAGACAAGATGATTCTTTGTATTGAACGCCGAATAGAGCTTCATCGAAATTATCTTCTTTTATTTTATAATTATGACCACATCTTACAATCAAAGTGTAAATTGACCTCTTAAAGTAGCAGTCGAGCCAAAATGGCGAAGGCTCGATATAAATTATTGATTGAACATTTGTTTTTGCAAATTTAGTGTATTGGAAGTTAGAGAAATTTTTACTTTTATGCAAAACATTTTCAAATTTTTTGATTAGTCCTACAATTTCTTTTTCCATATCAGGTTTATGAGAAAAATAAAAGCCTTTGGTGTTTTCAGTAAACTTAGCTGCAAACTGTTCTCTACAATGATCCCAGTGATTTACTTTATGGTTTTCTGATTCTAAACCAAAGCTACTTATTGCTGGATTGCAATAGGCCAAAGTTATATTCCTAATTGGCAATTTTATAACTTTGGCTTGTGTTTTCATTTTTCAACCTTTGAAAATAAAACATTGCATCCGAATTCTAATTCTTCTGACTTAATTCTACTTACAACAACGACTGAGTGAACACATTTTTTAGGTTTTTTGCCCAAAAAATTAATGTTTGTTGTGGGTATTTTAGGCAAAAGTAAAGCCTTGTAAATAGAACTTTTACCTCGCCAAGAACAATAAACTTTAATTATTCTTTTTTCATTATTTGAATTAATGAATATAATATGACCGCCATCATATTTAGAAAAAGGTAATTCTGACAAGTATTCAATGCTTTTTTGATCAAATCTAAATCTAAAAAAATATTCAAAAGCAGGTTGTGAATCAAATTCACCATCACATATGTTTCGTTCAACTCTGGTTGAATTTTGAATCAGTTCAAGGTGCAAATCACCGCAAGAAATAAAACATTGCCATTTTTCGGCTATGTCGCTATGAACAACAACATCTAAAACCTGATTGGGTCTTAAGTTGCAACTAATGTTTTTAGGATTAATGACTCTAAGATAATCATCGTTTTTATGATTACTTACAACACAAAGAGAAGACTTATTCTCATTATTACCATCAAAAAAATTAATTCCACCAAGGAACAATGTACTTTCATTGTATTTGATAATATCTTTTTTTTGAGATATTGATGTCATCCAACCATTGGATGTTTCAGAAACTTCATCAACTTTCAAAAATGTACCTAAAATATCAATTTTATAGTCTTGATAGTCTTTACCATCAAAAAATATATTCATTTTTTGGCCCGATAACAATTGGACCAAAGAATTTTTAGAACTAGGGTTCTTAATCTTTACAGGGCAATAATTCTTTTTCATCTTTTTCAATTAATTTAACAAGCCATTCAGAGTAATTTTGTATCTTTTGAAAAACTTCGTTTTTCCAACTTCTCATAACTGATGTGTGAAAATGAGAAATTTTTCTTAATATTTCACTTGCATATTCCATTCTGAAATTAACTGGAACATCTTCATCTAAAGATTGGAATAGCATATATTTTATATCTCCTCCTTGCTTGGCAAACCAACCATCAAAAGCACCAACGAACATTTCCCATCCTGCCAAAAATGTTTCGTTTTGACCTTTGATTAATTCAAATTTTTTGAATTTTTTTGTATAAATCTGCATGAAGTTTTCATATTCATGCCACTTCAAGTTTGCTATTTGACAAGTGTTTAGTATTTTATCTTGTGCATATCCATCGTGAATTTGATTGTAAATAGAGGCTTCGTAATGGCCGGGATGGTGATCACTTTGAATCCATCGAACTTGAAAAATTCCATATAAAGGCTTATATGTTTGGATTGAAGATTGATTAACTAATTCGGCCCACAAATTTATATCTTTTAATTTAAAAAATATACAAGAATTTAATGCATGGTGTACCATTGGCACATCATTAATTTGATGTCTACTTAAATATTCTTCATATAAACGCATATAGATTATTATTTAAAGTCGCTTAAAAACTGTTCAATTAAATAAGGGTCACTCACAGTTGACCACCTATTGTCCTTTTCGTTCCACAGCAAGGGATAAACCTTTGGAACCGTATCGATGATATCAAATAAATCTCCATTGGTTTTAGATCTCTCTAAAGAACGATGGAACAAAAGCGGATGCAATTGTGAATATGTTTCTTTTAATTTCGCTACAACTGTTTGATCAAGCATATAAAATTGTACTCATCTATAAGAAAGAAAACAAATTATCGAATCTTTTTACCCATCAAAAAACTTTTAGGACCACCATCTGAACTTTTAAGTTTATAGTATCTCCATGCTGCACAAAAAATAATTCCGCCAATAATTGACATCAAAAGACCTGATGCCTGAAAGGGATTATGGCCCATTCCAAGAACATAATTGATTCCACCGCCAATAAAAGAACCAACAACGCCAATAGCCAAAGTTGGCACATATCCAATCGGCTCATCGCCGGGATGCAAAGATTTTGCAAGACATCCAACAATTAAACCAAAAATGAGCCACGAAAAAATAAAAAACATAAAATCTGCTTTCTAAAAAGTGTAAAATTGTGCAATTCTTGCATCAACCATAAAACTTGCTAAATCAAACATAGAATCAGTCGGCAGAGACGTTTAATTGGACGGTTTTATTTCCAGATACGAATCTGGCGTTTTTTCGTCAACAATATCAGAACACAAATCTTTCATGTACCGAACATATTGTTTGTCAAAATTTGAAAAACTGCTGAAACCATAAATGAGTCTTAAGACATCTTCTGGTTTATTCTTTATTTGCAACCTTATAAAGCCCTGAAGCTTAGCTTCCCCAAATTCCTTACGGAGCATTAAACATAAACAAGCCGCCTGCTGATCAAAAATCTTTTTACTTTCTGTGTTCTGCTTATTATAATCATCTTCGGCAACTGTAAACATCTGCTCAGAAGAATAAGTAAATTGTTCTTTTCGAGCAACATCATTGAAAGATTTCAATAAATCTTTAACATCTGGAATAGAATTATTGATAGCGATGCATCCACGTTTAAACCAAAATGGCAGAACTGTTGACTTAGATGTTTCATATTCAGACAAACAAACCTGAGTAACAAAAGGAAGAAGAGATCTGCTTGGATTGTCATCACCGATACACCAAATAACATTGATTTCTTTTCTAAGCTGCACCTTTCCAGTGTTTATATTAAACAACTTCTTTAGAAGACTATAATTGGGAACACAAAAAATACGACATTCTTTGTTGAATTTCACATCTGGGAAGCCCCAACGAATCAAGGCTGATGCCTTTATCGATTCAATGTTTTCGCTAATTTCTTTCCCTTTTTTATCATCAATGCTTAAAATTGTAAAATTATTTGTAACATACCGATTCCATTCTAAATTTTTTATTTCAGGATCATCAGCAACAACATCAATTGCAGTTGTCGCTGGTAAATTATCTTGAGCAATAAGAGATTGAATAAAAATTAATGATATAAAAATTGATTTTTTCATAATTCACCTTGAATACATTTGTAATTATTTAGTTGCTCACTAGTTTATTTGATTTTTCTCTAATTGAGTTTTTAGCTTATCCCTAGCACTTGAAAGCATTTGAGATGCCATTGATATTTTAACATTATATTGAGAAGCAATTGATTGAAGGTTTTTGCCCATTAAATAATATTCTCTTAAAATTTCTTTATATTTAACAATATTAACATTGCCTATCAATTTTTCAAAATCTTCTGTAAAATTATCCGAAATGAAAACATTACGAGATTGTATCATTTCAAAATCAACTTCTTTTTTCTCCAAATTATTTTTACACCACTTCAATTCACGCAAATAATCACTAATCGAGCCAACTATTCGAGCATAAGCATACAACAAAAAATTATCATTTTTTTTTGGATTAAAGCGGTTTGCTGCTTGAACTAAACCAAAAAAAGCAGCAGAACGAAGGTCATCGTATGGTATATGAGTTATTTTACGTTTTTTTATTTTAGCAATTTTTTCAGCATAACCAATGTTTGAAACAATAAGATTGTTAATTTCTTTTGTGTTCATGAAAGTTCCTTAAAAGTAGGTTGGTAGTTAACTAGTTAGATTATATAGTTGCTTTAAATAAAAATCAAGAATAAACACGAATTGGCCTCCACATTTCATTCAAGATCAATCTTGCCTCATCAGCTATTTTAACCAATTTTTCATCTTTGTGAAAAATGATTGCATCAGGGTTATAATCAATAATTCTTTCAAGAAACCATGTTTTAGTTTCTTGAATTGAAGCACTCATGATTGAAAAATTATTGTTCGTATTCAATAATCCGAAATAATCAAGCGCCTCTTTTAAATTGCAAGATTTTAAATTGGTAGGCATTTTTTTATTTTTACAATTTTCTATAAAAATCAAAAACAATTTTACCCAACAACGAATGTCACGAGGGTCCAGAGTTCCTTCTGGCCATCTCAATTCAATTGTTTTTCTATTATTGTGATTATACTTAATTGCTCGAACTAAATTGACAAGATTTAAATTGTATCGACGATCATCGTTGTCGTAATAACTCAAATTTTTCGGAGAAAGCATACTCCATAAATTATCAGGTGAGTAAAACTTGTCCCGACAAATATTATTTTCGTTTTTTTCAACATCAATTGGAAATATGAACTTACAATATTCGCTTTTATTTCTACGCATCGGTAAAATTAAACTAAAAATTTTTTCTAATTTTATCCAATGAGCCATGAAAATACTCACTTGCTCAACAGAAAGATCGCTGACTTCCGCATGAACATGAAGACCGCAATTTTCATTAACACGACATCCTATTTCTGACAACTTGGAAGCAATGAAAGATATATGATTAATATCATTAATTCCATGGCCAACAAAAGAAGCTATTTCTACGCCTTTAGGACCTTTACGACCCTTGATCCCACACGTTGCATCATCTTTAATGTGCCAGTAACGATTGTTCGTAGAAAGAGAGTATCGGCTTACATGAGCATCATATTTAGATGATGCCATAATAGCCGTTTGCACAACTTTCTTTTTTACTTCACTGCCTACCTCTATTTCGACTCCGAATCTTCGGAGACTATCAAATTTTTTGTATTTCAATTTTAATTGATCCACTTCACTTCTCCGAATGCACAGGATCATAGCCATTTTGATCGGCACAAGCAAGCAATTTTTTGAAGATTATTATTTGTTCGGTAAATCATAAGACGGACTGTTTGGCAAATCAGAAAGACCTGAATCAATCCGCAATCTTCTTTGAACTGATTCTAATTCCATTTCATATTTTTCATCCCAAGTTGTTGGTTTTTTCTTTGCAACAGAAGGAGTAGGAGGCGCAACTGAAGGTTCCTGAGAAATAATTGCTATAAGATCAGACATCATTAAATTTATTCTGTCGCTCAATCTAACAAGATAAACACCAAGAAAGAATAAGAAGACTGAATTAACAATCACAATCAACAAAACTAACGAATAAATAATTAATTCCATAAATCCCTCTATTTAACCAAAGTATTGGAATTGCCGAACACTTGACCTTGCTGATAAAAAGTATCGGGGGCTGGGAATATAGAACTAATGTCTTTCATTTCAACCTTTGTGCTGAGTCCGCTGCTAGAAATTCTTATATTTAAACCCGGATTATTTGTCCAATATAAAGAATTGAACAAACCAATCTTATCATTAAGAAAAACACTGTTTGCAGTAATGCCATTTGAATTATAAATAAAATTTGTCTTAGTGTTCAAGCTAAAAGACAAACTATCTTTAAAATTTCTAACTAAATTACAAACTTCATCAGAAGGAAATAATACCACAATACGACTTTCAATATTAACAGCTGTCCCAGTATTCTTTTTGATGACAGAAATAGCAAACTTTAAATTTGGCGTGCCAATTTCTTCACCGCCATATTCACTTAAACACGACCATTCAAATGTAAATCTCCAATTTTCTTGATTTATATTATCATCAGATAAACCAGTAAAATGCTGATGACCAACCCAAATACCTAGTTTGGCATTATACGAAACTAAAACAGAAATAGGCAAAGTCAACCCATTTCGCTGAATAAAATTATAAAAAACACTTTGATTATTGATGTTGTGTTCAATGTACAAATTCAAAGGGAAAGCTATACATGAGCCACAAGCAGTTGCAATAGTGTTTTTGGGAGCCACTAAATCACTTACAGATACTCCAGTACCAAAAATAATTTGCTCTTGTGACAATGTAGCAGAAACACCAGCATATGTCAAAAGAATTGCATCCCAAGAAGAACTCACTTCGGCAGAACCGCCAGTATAAATAGGATCAAAACTAGGATCATATAAATAACTTCCAACAACTGGAGTTACAGCACCGCTAGATATTATGGTGTCAGCATTGCCAGATAGTTTAGCAGTTCCTGAACCACTATATTTTAAAACTGTCATTGCTACCGAATGAGCGCCTATTTTCGTCAAAGCTCTAACACTTACTGAAAATTCAGGACATGTCGCTGAAACTAATTTGGTTAAATTATTACAATATGAATCTGGACGAGGCAAAGTAAAATCAGCAGGACGAGCATAACGCTTAATGTTTACAATTTCCCAGTTCAAATCCTGACGAGAAAATTGCGAACACAAATCAGAAACATTTGTTGCCAAAATTGTTTGAATAAAATTTTGTCTTTCCTGAACAGTTATGTCAAGACATTGAGTGTCATCTGGAGGCCAAACATAACCCTCTACTACATACCAATATTGAGCAACAATACCTGTTGTCCAAACAAATGAAATATCAAAATCAAACTGTGCGTCTGTGGCATATGTGATTAATTGATCATTGCTGAATTCTTGAATAAGAAGTATGCTGCCATCAAGTGAAATGCCATCTTCTGAAATTTTGTCAAAAATCAAATAAAAATTAAAAATTCCATTTGCAAGTACGCCTCCAGATGCTTCCAAACTTGTTTCCTTAGAAACAAGTGAAGTGCCATCTAACAAGACGCCATCAGACATTGTATCATTGTAAATTGTCATATAAACTATTTATTGGACAAACGGAAAATCCAACAATTAATAAGCAATGGCCAAGAATATTTATTTTTTCTCACTGATTCATAATATTCAAAAAAAATATTTTAGTTTGCACTACTTAAATTAAATTTTGGAGTAAGATTTAGTATGTCTCCATCAGCTAAAATTCTAGAGGCAGCAAATTTTTCTGCCCACAAAACAACACCTGAGTTAGAACCCAGAATATAATAACCATAGATAGTGTTGCCTGTTGCTCCACATGTCCAAGACTGAGCAGTTACGCTTGATTCTGCCTTATTACTAACTGTTGATGGTGTTGCCCAATCGCCTCTAACTATTGTTTTTTCTACATAATTTGTAAAATTTGCTTCTGTAAAATCTGTCCCAGTTGTAGCTGCAATTGGATTGTAATCATTTTTATACAAATGAACAATAAAATCCTCTGTATCAACGGTGTTTTTTAACAATTTGGTTAAAAGTTCAATTTCTCCTTCATCAGGAACTACTAGTGCCATTTTCCTCCTTATCTTCCAACCTTTCAAGAATACCAGCAATCAATGGATGTCGAACAATAGAATTAGCCTTGAAGTTTATTATTCCAACTCCCTTTAAGCTTGACAACCTATCAACGACATTCATCAAAGCTCTGTCCTTCCAAGGCAAATCGCTTTGCATTGGATCACCAGTAATAATTACTTTACTGTTCTGTCCAAACCTTGTAAGAAACAATTTGATTTCGGCATAATTACAATTCTGAGCCTCATCGAGAATACAAACAGAATCATGGAAGCTTCTGCCACGCATAAACTGAAGAGGAGCAAGCTCTACGCTTTTATTGATTATGTCCCTCTGTGGAGAAAGACGGCCTAAACACCTGTCCATGCAATCAAAAAGAGGAAGCATATAAGGATGTAGTTTTTCATCCGCCGATCCGGGTAAAAACCCAAGTCCTCGACCACCAGCTTCAATAGTTGGTCTTGTTATAACAATTTTTTCTTTTCTTTTAGATAAAATCTCACTAATTGCAAAGGCGCAACCGAGATGCGACTTCCCTGTCCCCGGCGCTCCCAACAAAAACAAAACATCATGTTGATCGAATGCGCCCCAAGCCATTTTTTGGGCTGCATTCATAAACTCAATGTGAAATGGCTTTTTACTACTAGCATGTAGTGCTGGTGTTGTATTTGCCTTCTCGTTCTTGACGGGTTTTTTTCTTGGTTTTGCCATGATGTTATTTAGATGTCCTGTAATTTATTTTAATGCAAAACAATAAATATAAAGGCAATGATTTTATTTTATTTTATTTTATTTAGGAGAAAATATGGGCGCACAAACAACTGAGGGTACAGGAAAGGGATCAGTAGCAAACATCATTCCTAAAATCGTGAACGATGTTGTAAGACAAGAAAACTTTGTCAATGTCAGCCAAATTCTTGAAAATTTGAGTAGGGAAATAATCATTTCTACCGCTGATGGAACAGTGAATTCCGTTGATGCAGCAAACATTACAATCGAAGCAGGTGATGGACATCCTGATGCAGCAGACCCTGTAGATGCTGATGGTGGCGATGTAAATATTTATGCTGGTAATGCAAATGGAGACGGAGATGGCGGAAACATCAACATCGAAGCTGGCAATACTGGAGATGGCCCAGATGCAGACGCTGGAGATGTAACAATTAGAGGTGGCAATGCTGACAGCGCAAACAACAGCGATGCTGGCGATGTAAACATCTATGGTGGCGATGCATCTACTGGCATTGGCGACAGCGATGGTGGTGATATTAATATTGAAGCTGGCCATGCTGGCGATGATGGTCAAGCTGGTGGTGTAACTATTCGTGCTGGTAATAGTGGTAATGGAGATGGCAGCAGCGGCGACGAAGATGATCCAGAAGCAGGCGACATAGGCATATATGCTGGTAATTCAACCGCTACTATGGATGTGAATGGCGGAGACATCTTTATCGAAGCTGGCGATGGTACTGTTGATGGTCGTGGTGGTGATTTAACCTTGATTACTGGTAATAGCGTTGGCACAGATCGTGCTGGTGATATAAATATCACTTGCGGCACTAATTCTGGTGCTGGCAGAAATGGTCATATTTATTTGAACTCTATGCCAAGAATTCCAGTCTATGCTAATGCTACCGCAAGAGATGCTGCTGCTGGCACTGCAACCAACGGTATGATTTGCTACAACACAGCCACAAGCAACATAGAGGTCTATGTTGGCGGTGCATGGAAGAGTGTTGACACATCTGTAATAGCCTAAAAATTTATTTTTACAGAAAAACCACTCAAATAAAAATATTTGAGTGGTTTTTTTACGAAATTATCAAATAATTTCAAACCATGATAAATCAGCTAAAACTTTCGTGTTTGCTGATGTAGGAGCCATAGCAATTGTCAACACTTGACTTGTTCCATCTAGTAATCTTCCTATTTGAAAGTTAAATTGATTCAGGCTGGTAATATCAATAGATCCTTGCTTGTTGATATATCCGCCAATGACATTTGTTCCACTTCCACTTGCCAATGATGTAGCTGAAGTATCATATTGAACATTGCCATTATAATGTGTAGTCCAAACTGCGCCACTAGTGGTGCCGTCCAAAATAATTCTATATTGAACATCTTGATTGCTTGTCACAATTGCATTCAAATTTGAAGGAACAATAATTGAATCTAATCTTCCTGAAGCGAGACGCAAAGAAATAATTGGATATAACTCATCATCATTTGTAAGATTTTTAGGGGTTGTTCCTAAATCTACATTATATCTTCTGCTAAATCCTTCGTAGCCACCTTCTGAAATAACACTATTGCAAATTTGTTTGAAATTACCAGAATTAGTAATTGGTCCTTTATTTGTAATTTCAGCCCTAAGAGGCAAACAAGCGGTTGTCATATATGTTCCGCTTATAGGGCTTCCTCCTGCTGGAGTGTGTTTGAAAACGTGACATGGAACATAAGCACCATTCAAAACAAATCCAACACGAACATCGCCTACTCCGAGCCATTCTATTTCAATATAGAAGATAAAAGAACTGCTGTAATTTGAAATATTATATCCACTAGGTCCATTGCCGTTAAGGTTGTCAACATTCCATCCTGATCCTCTAGTAGCTTTTGTTTCAACAACGCTACCACTAACATAACTTCTTTTCACAAAACTTACTGATTCCCCATCAACCTCGAAATAAATTCCATTCTGTTCGCCGAAATAACCAATTCTTTGTCTCAAAGTTTCTTGTACAGATGACATTGTAAATGTATTGTAGATAAGAAGTGATTTGCCGGGTTGATAAGGCATAACCCTTTTGGTTTCAGCAATTACTTGAGCACCAGATGCTAAACTTGTGTTCAAGTTCACTAGGCTACCGTTTGTATCGTAAGAAGTTGAACCACCAGCAGTTGTTTGATAATTCCATTTGTCATTGACTTGATAACGATGTTGACTGTCAAAAATGGTAAAAGGATTGCTCACCCTAAGTCTTCCAAATGCATCACTTGTTCCAGCAGCAAAACTAACTGGAATAGTATTATTTGAAAATGCACCAGATGAAATTGATACAGGGAAAGGATTTGATTGGCTAACTGTTCCGCTTCCTGTGTAAATTGAAGTGTTACCAGATGAAACGCTTACCCTACCTGATAAAATCGCAAACAGACCTGATGTAACAGAAACATTAAGATTTGTGCCTGAATTAACATTGATGTTAACTGTTCCGCCGCCAATATCAACAGGAAGAGGATTGCTGTTGCTTATTATTCCGCTTGATGTGTAAAGAGAAATTGCTCCAGATGAAACAGAAATGTTTCCAGAAACAATTCCAACAGGAATTGGTTTGCCATTATTGATTCCATTCGGGAAATTGATAGTTGATTCCATAGTCATAAATAGACTCCTTTACCTATTTAATCATTTGATTAAAAAATATTGTTTTATGTATTGGTAATTTGGAAACAATATAGTCGAATTTATTGTTAAATAATATGGTTGAATCATTTATATGTTTGGAGAAAAAGATGAAATTCAAAACTTTTCTTGAATCTGAAGAACAAAAAGATGTTGAGAAGTTAATTTCTTCTCTTCCTAAAGGACATCGTGATCTTCTGAATGGGTATAAATTCAAATATACGAGTGGCAACACTTTAG